ATTGGATTTTTTGGTGTATATTTTCTTTTTTTCTTTTTTCTTTTCATCTTTGGCACCTCTTAACTTGCCATCAATTTGTTGTGTCATTTGTGATCTACTTATTGTCATACTAAATTTCTCGCACTTCCTGTTATTGGTTTATATTTAGTTTTTCCTTCAAATTTGTAAGCATGCATAAATTGTGCACGTCTACCTTCAGGTATCCAGCTGCAGTGAATCCATCCGCTGTTGGGTTCGCCGGGAGTATAGAACTCGAGGATGAGCTGGTCTGGCTCGAGGTTCTTATAGATCCAATCTGCAAGCTCTGCGTTGTCTGTGCCTATTACTTCGAAGTCGGCGGCCTCTGCTTTTGAGTGCTGGCTGTTAACTGAGCTACCAATGGCATGACACAGCTCAGGGCTACGAAATCCGCTAGTCACCTTTACTCTGCCAAAATGGTCACGCACTGGTTGAAGAATGTTTTCGCATAGTGCTTTTAATTTTTCTATTTGTTCTGCGTTAGGATTGTTATTGATACCCTTCCTAATTGCAGTGTCTGATTTAGTTAATTCTGAAAGTGTAAAATTTCGTGAAAGATTCATAAACCTCCTATTCTATAATTAATTTTTTAATTGATTTTGAGCCATCAATATTATCTTCTAATTCTGCTTTGCCTTTCCAGCATTTGTATGTAACAGATTCAGAAAAGGTTCTCTCTGCTTCACGCTTGCCTCGTAAACAAATCGCCATTGACGGTTGCAAACGTGCCTCCTTAATCTCTCCGTTTACAAACATAAGTAATCCTACTACAGCTTCTATCAATGTGAGCTCCCGTTTGTATATTTCATTTCTCTATTTTGATCTTTTAATTTTTCAATATCAACCAAAACCTTATCCATTTGTTTTCTTAAAAATTCAATGTTTACTTTGTTTAAAGCCATTGACTCGATATGTGCATTTAACTTATCGGTAGTCTTATAAAGATCTTCGATCATCATGAACTGCTCAGAATCAGCGGGCAGTGAACCTAGTTGGCCCCGTGGCCATTTTATTCTAAAGTCTGTATTCTCTGTTAAATCTTTTTCCATCAACTCTAATCTTGTGCTGTGTTGGTTAAGACGCTCTACCATGTTGAAATAGCCCATGGTGCCGAGAGCGACAATTACGATCAAACTAGCAACCGTTTTCATAGGCATCTGCACGGCAGCTGATTCAGATATTGTTAAAGGTTTTTTATTGGACATGTGGACCTTCTTTTTTTTACCAAAAATAAATATTTCAATTAAATCTGCTAACTTATCTATTAATCCAAAAAATTTATACATTAATTTATCAAACATATTATTCTTTCTTTTTATGATACATCTCATAAAACATATTGTCACTATCCTCAGTCACCATGTCCGTATCCTCTGCATCCCAATAAGTATTTTGGACTTTATAGTCAGGCCAACTGTTATCAGTAGTATAGCTATTAATGTGCCACAAAAGACGATT